CTCGAGAGTAGACCCATAGGCTGTCCGCGTGTGTACTTCACAAAAGAAGCTCCACCCTCCTTTCGGAAATCCTTAGGGGTAAGCCACTCACGATCCTTCATGAGGCTGTGCCAAAGATCTGCCCCTTTCCTCCCTATTAGAGGTATTAAAACCTCAACATAGAGCTGGGAAGGAATCAGATCAGTCGCTGCTTTTAGGTCATAAGAGAAAATCTCTTGATGACCCTGAGCGGCAAAGGCATCAACAGCCCCCTGCTGGTCGAAAGTGGCGTCGGTAGGAATTAGTCGCAAGAGAGAGAAAATATATTCATGAAGTGGTTTTAAAGCCACTTGTGAAAAATAATCTCCAATTGCTACTACCCTTACCTTCCCCGCGGGCTCTGGAATGGAGTGGAGCCTTCCCACTATCGGGGTTGTCCAAGAGTGTTTCACCGGATAAAGACCATTATGCCTGAACGCTTCAATCCAGTCACGTATCTGCCAACCCGGCAATTGTAATTGCGGGTCAGTAGATGCGACCTTTTTGGAACGTTCGTGCACTAAAGACCCTGGTTTAGTCTTCTTAACGAAGTCTAAATACAGGGAACGGAACTGTTCCATGGCCTTCTCATCGAAGGTCCATGGCTCAATTTCGCCATCCTCATCCATTTTTCCTATCCGGGCGATTAACTTAGGGAGCTTACCAAATATGGTAGGCTCCTTTTTGTCATTCTCCGTGTAGGGCATTGGTACAGGAATCTTTAGCATGGTCTCTCTCCGAGGGAACCAATCCTTAGCCTCTCTTGTTAAGAGTAAGACGAGCTGTTCTGCCCGACTATCCTTCCACATTTGGAACCATTCAAGCGGGAGATGACGCGACGCGTTATCCCAAGCGAGAAGATCCCATCTGATAGAAGACATAGCCTGGCCAGAATTAGCGCCTGCCGATGAGATTAAAGTCTTCATCCCCGAAACATACTTCCATTCCGGAAGAGGTTTCTTCGATGCTGACTGAAGTCTATCGAACAGGCTGTCAAACCCTTGACAAAAGGAAGCAAAGTCACCCATGTCTCCATTAAATGCAGGGGCTTCGATGGTTCCTAGTGGTGATGTCCCGTGTGGGCCGTATAAAGCCTTATAAGAATTTAAAAGGCTGGCCCACAGGCGTATAGTCGACGGAACACCATCACGAATGGAAGCACGAAGTCTTGCATCAATAAATAGTGGAAGACCACCGCGAAGCCGGACACGTTGTCCGAGCGGCTCAGTGGTCGTGACTGGGTTCCCCCCGACGTAAGAGTAAAGACAAAAGAGTGAAATCTTAAGTCTAGCTATTGCGAAG